CTATGGCACCATAGACCGTTCTAGTATTTGTAGGAACTGCCATCTATAGTTCTCCTTTAGTTATATTTCTACGAAGTCTTCAAACAATGCAGACGCATCTTTAATTTTGCCTGATTGCTGTAGACGCTTCATTTGGACAGTACGTTTCTTTTTATCAGTAGCTTGTTTCCCTCTGGGTGAACCAGAACGAATAACTTTAGGTTTGTTCTTAACTTTCTTAGATGGAATATCATTACCCTGTAAGTCATCGTACTTCTTAGCTTTTAACAGGATTAATAAATGTCTATGATCTAATAGTGAATCAAACTCTTGCTCTCCATAACCCTGAGATAGAGCAAATTCCTTAGCTTCATTCCAAATCTTTGTTTTCTGATCTGGGTCTTTCCACTCAGGTAATTTTTCTTCTAACTGGGCCATATGATAGTTGGCAAATTTACCTTGCCTTTCATCACGTTGAGCCTGGGCTTGAGAATTCTGTTGGTATCGAGCTTGCTCCATCTGCTGTTGGTTAGCCGCTAGTTGGGCTTGCCTTTGCTGAAGCTCGTCACGCTTAGAAAAATATTCTATGGGGTCTTCTTGTTTGAGTGTTTCCCAATCAATATTATTATACTGCTCTAGTCCAGATAAAGAATGTTGTACAACTTGTGATAAAGCTGCTATGTACTGCTGACGCTCCTGTTGTAATGCTCCGATCTCAGAGTTGTATTGATTATATGCGTGCTCAATAGCTTTTCGACCTTCTGCTAACTCTTGCGTCTTTTTGGTATAATCCGATTGGCGACTGTAGCCTTTCATAAGCTCGTCAAGGGTTACTTCCTGTTCTGCACCGTCTACTTTGACGGCGTACAGAAGTTCCTCTTCGGCTTCTTCATCGGGTTCCTCAGATTCTTCTTCGGCCTCTTCAGCCTCTTCTCCCTCTTCGGATTCCTCTTCCAATGATTCGTCTTGAGTTTCCTCGGTAGACTCTTCTTCTTCGGTAGGTTGTGCTTCCTCGTTTTCTGGTGTTTCCTCTTCAGGTTCCATTATTCCGAGTAATGCTTCTTGTGCTTCCCGTACACTACCGGGTAGCTCTGGTAACGGTAAGACCGTTGTCTGCGGGGCTGGTTGCGTATCCGCCATGATTAAATTCCTCTATTCAGATATATGGGTGTTGCTTTTCCATCATCTTAGCCATGTGCCCAGTTTCAACTATGGACCTTATATGGCCTTCGATTCTTTCAAGCAGTCTTATTGCAAGCCAGATAGATTCCCTAGCTTCCAAATCTGTCGAACCACTGTGGGACCAGCGATTCATTAAATCTTCTCTTAATACGTCGAATGATTCTTTAAGCAGCGGATCATTTATAAGGGCTTGCGCCTTCTGTTCCCTAAGTTCGTCGGTCATGTGTTTCCTATAGCTACGGCACGATTCTGTTCGCGCTCAAGTTGAAGCTCTGCAACCTTGAGTTGCGTATCTACAGCATCTTTCTGAGCCTCCTGCTGCATCTTTTGAGCCTTTAGTTGTATTTCGGCAGACTTAATCTCTAACTCTTTTTGCTTCACCTGCATCTCCATCTGAGCCATCTGTTGTTCTGGGGATGGTTGTGGAGGTTGTGGTGGGATTGTTGCTGGGTTAGTCAGGAAGTCATCAACATTCTGAAATCCCATTGCCTTAACAAGTGCAGCACTTAAGTTGTACATATTCTGTATATTAACAATGGGTAAGCCACCTTTCATTGACTCGCCAGCAAACGATAGCATCTGAGATAGGTGCATCATCTGTTGATCTTTGTTCCCATTGCCAAGAGCCACACTAACAGTACAGTCGTACTTGTCACTCCATGCGTTAGGTCGGACAGGAACCCAATCATTGCGTAGCATAACAATACGTTCTTTGTCCTGATACTTGTGTACAAGCTCATAGATTGTACGCATTAAATCTTTCATTCCAGTTTCTGCAAAGTTCCTGGCTATAAGCTCTACCCTGCTTTGTGCAGCAGTCATTACAGCATTCACCGCGGTAGCAGTCGTATGAGATGTCAGAGCGTTCTCGTTCATGCCCTGGGACATACGAGAGACACCAGCCCTAGATTCCCTTACACTGTCAAGATACTCAAGCATCTGAAAGGTATGAGGTTCTAAGGATGGCGTAGCCAAAGGTGTAACGGCATTGGGGGATTTTACTCTGACTACACCACCCGGTCTTTGTGTGAGCAAGTCATCTAAGTTCGCTTGCCCTTCCAGTACGGCGTACCTTCCGTAGTTCTGGTTATAGGCGTTGTCCATTAATGTTCGCATCAAAGTGCTCTTCATTAACTGCAAGTCCATAACAAGGTCTGCCATAGACAGGCCAAAGAATTTATGTGGAATCTTTACAGGAGTAATAGATACGAATGGAATAGAATCTATCTCATCATTAGCTAGTACGGTAGAACCTACAGTACAAACCTTCCGTAGTTCTGTTATCCCATCATTATTAAAGTCTGTCTTTAGATAAGATTCATGCAGCCAATAAGTGCGTAAACCTTCTTCACCATAAACTGCATCACCCCAGCCTTCCCAATAGGTAGCAGAATTATCGAAAGCGTAGCGTTCAAGACGTTCGCCACTGAAGTCCATCATATCCTCATCACCGCCTCTCAAATCATCTGGATCAAGGTCTTCATCTGGATACATCTCTCTAAGTTCGGATAGGGTCTTTAGTACCCTGTGACAAACAAAACGTGCGTCCTGTATAGTCTTAGATTCCCTAGAGATTAGAAATTCAGAAGGTGGAACATTCTCAATCTTTACCTTACCGTTCTTCATTGTGCGTCTTATAACTACATCGTGAAATGTTACCTCAACAGCCATCTCCTGCATGGGTTGTGCGTCATACTCACCCCCACCAGAGTGTGCGGTATGTTCAACAACCTCTACCTCTTCGGGTAAGACAAGATAGTTAAACTCATCGTCGCTAAGATTCTTATACTCTTCTCTAACCGCTTCATCGTACTCTTCCCACCAGACTTTTACGATTCCGTTCTTAGATAAAAGGGCATCCGTGAACCAAGAGTATAGTATCTCCCAACCCGGATTGTCTTTTGTAAAAACGTAATTAACGTAATCTGTAGCCTGTTCAGCCATCTTTACGTCTTCTGGGCCATGCGGGATAAACTTAACCATTTCGTCCCCGGATGCAAATACGCGCATGAGTGAAGGCTTAATCCACTCTATGGTATCCTGTACTGTAGAATCAACATACTGTGACCGACCCTCTACTTCATTGCCAAAGGGTTGACCGTAGTAGTAGGACATAGCCAGTTCCCGCTGTTGGGATATGGTATCACCCATATAACCAAGGGATTCGGTTATTTCTCCGCGAATCCTAGTAATCAGGTCTTCCTCAGTTATCTTTTCTTTAGCCATTAAACGATTCCATAGTTACCATAAATCACATCCTGTGTCCATGCTGGGTCTTCACCTGCTACAGCAAAGCGTTGCGATTGGAAGGCATAACGTGTTGCAGACATAATGTCATCCCGTAAGGGTACAACCTTACCGCCTTTCCTGTGGTACATCCTGAACTCTTCAAACCAATCAGGTAGGGTAGAAAATACTTTGAATTTGTCATTCTCCATAGCTTGAATCATTGCCATTAAACCTTCTTCGATACTGTTACCACCTTTGTTCTCCCCTAAAGCGGGTGGATTAGTAAAGTGATCTAGCTTCATATTGCAGCCTAGATTACGGTACTGGTCAGCCAGACCGGGATTACCCATAGAATCTCGTCTATTGCCGTCATGGGGATAAGCAATGGGGATAAAGTTAGGTCTGCTCCGTATAGCTTGAGAATGAACTGTGGGCGATGCTTTCGACATACGGTAGCAATCATAGACATAAAACATATCCTCATCACGATCAATAGCACACCAAACTACTGCTGTCGGATGATCCCAACCAAAGTCTATTGCTGCTATCCTAGGCCAATGATCCTCTATACGTACAGGATCGATCATTAATTTCTCTTCGTTGACAGGAAATATAAGGCCAGAACCAATGGATGGTCTGCCATATCTCCGCATCTCTCGCTCATGTGGGCTGTAACTGGAGAGTATCTGCTCCATTACAAGCTCATTTAGATGACCTTTCTTCTTGTATAGTGTCTCAACTTTCTCAGACGCGTCATCCCATGTAGCGTTTATCAGGGATTGCCCTTGCTGAAGATTGTTCATGAAGGATGCAACTGTCTCTGTCATCCCCGCTTCTGGGGTAAAGGTCATATACACCATACCACGTCTGTCCAAAGTACGGGTTACTGCCTGTGAGTAGATTTCCCTGCTTGGCTCTTCATCCAACCAGATGCAATCTACCGATCTGCCCTGCCATTTCTCAACTCCCATCTCGTAAGCTTTGAAATGTAAAGACGAGTTCCCACCGCTAACGTGCCTTACCAACGCTACTGATTTAGCATTAGGGACTCCGGGCTTCCGTTCAGTCTTAATTATATAGTTTTTCGGTATAGTACCGGAACCGAACGCATCCGGGTCATCAGGGGAACCCAATAATTCAAATTGTACAATGTCTCTCGTTGTCTCGTTGGACACTCCACCTGCCCATGCAACGATAGGACGGTCATATTCTCTACCTTCCCACCAATCAGGGTATAGACCTGTCAGATGGTAAGATAGTTCCATACTCCCGCAGTAGGACTTACCTATACGGTTAGCAGCCATCAGGAGCCTCTGGTTTGCCTCTGAGCCACTTCTATGGAACTTCTCTTGGTAGGGGTAAGGATCGTAGCTATCTATACGCTTAAACCGCTTCTCAGTCTCTTCTTCTGCTAGTAGCGTCTCTAGCTCTGTCTCTTCTTCCTTACTAATGCTGCCTTTTCTTGAGGAGGGCATCTATCCTTTGACTCCTTTCTTCCGGGGTTCTGTCAGATGTACTTGTTTCTATGCGTTCTACAGGCTTTAATCCTGCTCTATCTAGCAGTGTGTTCGCTGCATTCAGGCGTACAGACTCAGATTGACCTTCTCTAGCTAGGGTTTGGACAATACCAAGATTCTCAGAAATAAT